TCAGCGGCTCCACCCTTCGAGTATATCGGCCATTTGACGGTACAGCTCATCCTCGCTCGACCAGCTGTAAACCCGTACGAACTCGGCGGCGGCGCGGCGCTGCTCGGGCGGAAGCGCGCGGATGATCGCCAAAAATGCGACCATCTCAACACTCATGGCCTGCCGAAGGGATCGGGCCGGCCAAGGATTGTTGATGCGATAGTCACGCGCGATCTTGCCGGTTGGGTTGTTCACCTTGCGGCGTGCTGCCGTTGGTAAACGCACGATGTTGGACGCGCCGGCGCGCTCCGATATGATGGTGTCAGCCATAATCACCTCGGCAACAGGTGGTTGCGGTCAGAGCCGGAGTGAGGCTGGAACCTTGCTCCGGCTCACATTTTCCTGTACGCGAAATTCATGGCGGAAACAATAGTCCGTACGGGAAAAAGAGGCAGGCCACCAACTGGCGCAACCTCCATCCATCTAACGCTGCTCCCCGCTCAGCTAGCGGCGTTGGACGCCTGGATCGCAAACCAGTCAGATCCGAAACCGACCAGACCCGAAGCGATCAGGAAACTGTTGGCAGATCGCCTATAATTTTGTTTGCAGATGATCCGCAGGAAGTTCGGTAGGTATCAAGCATCACTCAATCCATCGAGGTCGAGGCGATCCGATCGGAGATAATCTTCGGCGGAAAGCTCCTGCCAGGACGCGAGCCGAAAAGTGCTTTTGGAATACGTCGATTGGACAGTCTTCGCCATTTCGCCGCAGGGAGCGTCCCAGCTCTGGCGGCGAGCAATGTCTGGATCTCCGATCAGCACGGCGATGAATTCAAGATCTTCGGGATCCGACCAGTCGGCGCATCGAACCCGAATCTGCTCGATGGCGCGCAACATCTCGCCGGCCGCGTTGAGTTTCTCGCTGCGCCTTTCAATCCACCGCCTCAGCGGCTTCAGGGCCAAGTTGAAGTCGTCCGGAAAAGCAAAGCGCTGTTTGTGTCGGGCTAGGGCGAGGGCGAAATCGCGCTGCTCCTCATCAGTTGTGCAGCCTTGATTGCGCTGCCAGCCTGCCACGGTGATCTTCGCCACCGTCACAGTGATGTCGAAGTCTACGATTAATCCGAGTGGCCTAAGGGCCTCAAGATAGCCATAGCGAGGGCGGGTGCGCGCCTCCGCCAAGTTCAGCTCCTCGTGTGTCGCGGGCGAAAGCGCCGCCACCTGAACGTAGGGCCGCTCCTCGTGCGAGCGCACAATGTCGCAGGACTGGGAGATGACAACCAAACCGGGAGCATCAATACCACTGAAAGACGGCCCTTCATCGTCATGGGCCATAAACGGCAGCTCGAAATCGCCGAGGGCGAAATCGCCCTGGCGCCAATCATTCAATATGGGAAGTTCCGCGGCATCCGATGGCACCGATCAGCTAGCCTCGCTTGATGCGGGTTCGTGGCGTCGCGCGCGTCGTCAGACCCTGCGATAGCGGCGTCTGATCAGCTATCAGGATAGGCTCAGACCTGCCGGTCAGAGTGGTGTCAGCTGCCTCAATGTCATAGGCGGCGAGCATCTGCCCGCGAACTTCGAACGGGCGAAGTCCCCTGAGAGCATCGATCTTGGCGAACAGCGCTCGCACTTTTTCGGTGTGCTCCACGGAGGCGGCCTTCCCGCTCGCCCAATGATGAACGGCCCGCCGCGATACGGCAAATATCGAGGCAAGCTGATCCCACGTGAGCGCGCTACGACGTCTTATCTCACGGAGCAATGGCCTGACATCGCCCTGGACATCCTCGTCGCGCGCCATCGGGATCGCCCGCTCAGGTGTCGAGCTCAGGCGTCCTAATTCCACCGCCGTTGTCGACCCCGTCGCGTGAGTGCCGGTCGCGATCACCGCGGCTAACAAAATCTCAGCCATCGGGAACCACCTGTTGGCATCCTTGGGTTCCGCAACCACAACGAAGCCCTTGCGAGACGAACCTTTTGAGCGCGCAGGAACCGCGCTCGCCGGGTCCGACCAGCGGAGGCGCTGATCAGCCAGCAACGCAGCTCTCCAGGAACTCACTTTTCACGGCCCACCTGAACATAGTGTAGATCCTCTCCGTGAGAGCTTTGCTCTTGTTATAAAGGGAGTCAGCATCAAAATCCGAAGGGGTGTCGTTTGATGCGTCGAGGTCCAAGTACCACCGGCGGTCCGGCGACGGGCGCATCACGTTCGGATCGTGAACCAAATTCGGGGGCAAAACACCCCATTTCACTACCAAATTGCCTTCCGGCACACGGAAGTTGGAGATGTTCGTGCTGATTTCCAGAGAGTCCCGGAAGCCTTCTACGCAGAAAGCCAGGAACTCGGCCCGGACCAGCTGGTCCAACTGCGCCAGACGACCATCATCGATCAAATTGAGATAGCGCAGCCCAACTCGCAGGCTCTGCGCCGGCTCAAAGGCCTCCTGAACGGCCGAAGTCAGGAACTTCAAGCGGTCCAGGAAGTCCTGACGGTTCGCATAGGCGGTTTGGGTTTCGATAGCGATCGTTTCCCGAGTGAGGGTCGCCCGCCAAAGGTCGCTCTTATCCGTGAACCGCCAAACGGGGTTGGATACCATCATTGGGGGAGTGAGCTGCCCCTTATCGTCGAACTGGACTTGGATCCCCTGCTCCACCTCTTGGCTGAGGGTGGGATAGTGTTTCCGGATGACATCCTGAAATCCCGCGATACCGCTGCCGCTGGGATCAGCGATTTTCAATACGGGCGAAAACGCTACGACGGCGAGCACCCTCTGAAGCGGTGCATTTTCAAGCAGCACCTCAGCCGGCGGCGGGTCCTGCAACGGGTTCGTCATTCGTGCTCCTCACCAACTCGGGGCGCTTCATAGTCGGTGTGAAGCAACTGTGAAGCAGTTTTTTGCATGCGTCAAACGCATTAAGATATTCCTGATGTCCAACGATCATGCCGCCTCTAGGCGGAGGTAGGTCGCTAGAACAGCTGCGGCTGCGGCGCTTCTGGCGCCCGCCCGGCAAGCGCCAGGACGGGCCCGGCGCGGCCATCGTCAATGTCGGCCGTGCACCCGAGGCCAACGACTTCGATGACCCGCGCGGCATGAAGCCCGGGATAGCTGCGGATCCTGCCGGCGGTATCGAGCTTGCGCAGCGCATAGGCCGCCGCGTAACGATCGGGGAGCTGCGCCAAGCGTGCGATCGTCGCATTCGTCGGGCACGGCTCGCCCATCTCGACCGCGACGCGCAGGATGGCGAGAATCTTTATGCCGTCGCCCTGACTGTCGCCCTCAATCTGGGGAAGCGATCGCGCGGCCTTGCGCGGCGAGGCACGCCGGCGCGCCTCATATTGGAAGTTTCCGCCGTCAACGCGCCGCTGCACCAGGACAACCTCGCCCCGCTCGGCCGCCTGCCGCATGAAGGCCGCGCCTGGCGATTTGCCCAGGAACGGCGCAATTGCATAGAGCATCGAATCGCCGGGTTCGGCTTGGTCAAGCCAAGCTCGCAGCCGATCGACACTAGCGATCCATGGCCCGGCTGTCATGGTTGGGTTTCATTGACGTATGCAGGGCCGGGCACCACGCTTTCCCGCGCCGTCTGCCCCACCACAAAGGCCGGCTCGCCCTCTGTGGGCGAAAGCACATCCCGTCCGCTCGCCGCCGGAGGGGCTGGAGACTGAGGCGCTTGGATCATCATGCTCATGGTCAGGCCACCGCCAATTTCGGGTCATAGTAAATCGTTTTGCTCGCCCGAGCGAAGTTGGGCGTCACACGCACCCAACCGGGCAGCTGCGGTGTGAACGAGGCCGCCACCTTCTGCTTCACGGGCGACGCAAGCCCTGTCGTGGTCCAGGACTCGCTCGAGCTCGCCAGACTTGCCCCGGATGCGAGGATATCGGGGCAGGTATTGATGCAGGATCCGAGCGGATAGGACGAATTCCCCAGATAATCGAGCTCAAGCCACACTTCGTCATCCTTGAGCGTTGTGCCATCGTTTACGATCTCGATAGTCGCGGTTTTCGACGCGCCTACATCGCTGTTCCAAACGATGATCGGCATGCCCTTGTGCGGGTAAATCTTCGACGCGTTCGCGTTGGTAACGACCTTGTGGCTGATCGGTGTCGTGCCGTCGGAGGCGCCGCCGCTCCGCAGTATGGTCGCCTCATGGGTCAGCTTGCCGGCGTAATCCTGCCGCGCCTGCTTGTACTGCGTCGCGCCATCGTCGCAATTGACCAGGCTCACCACGGCGCCGAGCTGCGACACGCTGCTGCATAGCGTCGCGCTCGCATTGACCCGGCAGTTGAAGAAGTTGAAGACTTGCGTCGCGCCGACGGCGCCGACCAGATTTCCGGTTGCGCCATTGAGGTCGCAATTCTCGACGACGACACGGCACTGCAGCTGGGCCGTCGGCGGCACGAACAGGGAGGTCGGGGCGGTCCCTTGAACCGCACTCGGCGTGTTGCGCCAAGTGAAGTTGCCCGACTTCGGCTCGATGTGCTGGCCCGCCGCACCGAAGCTCACTGGCGTGTTGTCGAAAAGCACGGTGGTCAGATCGGATTGTCCCGTCTGGATCGCCGAGCTCGAGTGGGTTCCGGGGAATTCGACGAAGCAGTCATAGAACAGCTGCATATTCCAGGCAGTGCCGGAGGTTCCGATGATCAAGGAGCCCGCATTCGAGCTATTGGCGACGTGTAAGTTGATGCCATGCCAGATGGCGCCGCCGCTGGTGAGGGTGAGATTCGACGCGCCTGTAGTGCGGATGTCGGCCCCCGGCTGCAGGTCGGCCGACACCGGCGGCACGCTGCCGGCGGGATTGACCGAGATGATCTTGAGCGGCGCGGCAAGCGTGCCGACCATCCCCAGAGTCTTGGATGACGTCCAAGTTTCGTCATGATCGCTGGCGCAGAACACGCTGTCGCCGGCCGCGGCCCATGTGGTGATGATATGATCGACCCGCGCCGCCGCCGCGCTCCAACCGTAGGTGGCGTTGCCGGTGACTTCGGTAAAGACGGCGCTGCCGGTCGCGGTCGTCGATCCCTTGGTCAGGCTCCATGAAGGCTCGGAGCCGCCGCTGGTGCCCGCCGTGGTGCACCGGAAAGCGCGCTCGTTTCCTGCCGTGGGGGCAGCCAGCTGGCGAACGATGTCGCCGACCGAATAGGCATGGCTGGCCGCAAATTGTGCGATCGCCGCGTGTTGCACCGAACCGACATACCAATTCGCCATGTTCACCCTTTCGTCGAGAGATCTTGCATCAAGGCTGTGGTCGCCAATTCCGCGAGCCAAGCCGTCATGAGGGCGTCGCCGAGCTCCTCGCGGACAATCGCAAGCCCTGCGATGGCGATCGCCTGACCAAGCTGATGGCGCTCTATGGCTGGCTCCCGCCCCGCCTCGGCGAGGGCCAAGACGCGCTCGACAAGCTGCTGCAAGCGGATTTCATTAGCGATCATCGGGCGGCGAGCCCCCTGCGGCGCTGGTCGGCGATCTGGCGTGCGATGCTGCCGGCGGCCTGGTTCGCGGTTTCGCGCGCCTCCTTGGCGTTGGTGACGCCCGGAAACACCATCTGCCCGATCAGCGGCCCGCGCCAGTCATTCTCGCCGCGCGCACGCATCGCCTGCGCGGCGATCGCGAGGTTGCTGCGCGGGGCGGGCATCACGGGGCCACCAGTCGAGAAAAAGCGCGGCGCGACGATCCCGCCATCAGCAAAGGCTGCGGCATCGCTGGCAACCGGCCCGCCGATCGCGAAGCGCGGCCGATCGCCCTTGTTGACCGCATCGAGGAAGGGGATGCCGAACTTCTGCACCGCCGCGGCGCGGATGACATATTCGCCCGCCGAGAGCCACGCCGGCACGCTGTCCGAGGTCGCCGTGCCCGGCCCGGTGACGCGCCCGCCGACATCGAAGCGCTTGCTCGCGACCTCGACCAGCCCGCCGGCGGCGTAGACCCCGCCGAGGTTGCCGCCATAGACGACGTCGGTTCCGGCCGATGTGGCCGCCGCGCCGCCCCCGAACGCGCCCCGGATCGACGGCAGCGCCACCGCCGCCGCGATCGTCAGCAGCGGAGCCAGCCCGCTCAAGCCCGCGCTCGTCTGATGCGCCGGGATCAGCGACCCTTCCGCGCCGCCCCGGCTCTTGGTCGCGCCGCCCAGCTCCTTGGCGAACGCCTTGATCGCTCCGGTGGCGTCATCGGTCGCGCTGCCGAGCCCGTCGAGGTTCGGCGCGACATTGGCGAGGCTGATCGACGTCGCGTTGAGCTCGAGCGGCGAGACCGCCGGCAGCGAAACGCCGAGCGCCGCCTCGTTGATCCCGACCAGGCCACCGCTGGCGAAGCCCGGCGCGTCGTCGTTGATCGCCTGGAGCAGCGGGAGATGCTTGCGGGTCTGCTCGGCGTTGATGACATATTCGCCCGCATGCACGACGCCGGCGGGCTGGAACTTGCCGCCCGGGCCGGTGAACCCGCCCGACGCGAAGCCCACCATTTCGAGCGGCCCCAGGTCGAAGACATTGCCGATATCCAGCGGGGCGAGCGACGAGATGCCGAGCGGGGCGGCAGCGGGCAGATTGGAGAAGAGATCGCCACCGCCGCCGAACGCCGAGCCGGCAAGATTGAGGCCGAGGTTGAGGAACGAGCCCAGCCCTCCGCCGCCGCCCGCTCCCAACAGCAGCGAGAGCAGCTGGGTGAGCCCCGACCCGAAATCTCCGAGCAGCGGGATCTGCGCCTGCAGCGCCGCCGCGGCATCGTTGGCCGCGCCGCTCATCAGGTTGAGATTGTCGTTGGCGGCGGCGAGCAGGGCCGGGTCGATCACCAGCAGCTCCGAATAGGCCCCGGTGAATTGCTGGTTGGCGTCGAACAGCGGGCCCTGGTCGCCATAAATGGCCAGGACGGAGGGCGCATTAGAGCCGGCGCCCCCGAGCGCAATTGAGGTCTGGCCGGCGGCGCGGCCCAGCGCCTCGATCTGGGGTATCGTCGATCGGTACGCCGCGTTGACCTGCGCCGCTGTCAGGTTCAGGTCCGACGCGAGGCCGCTATATTTCTCCCCACCGATCTTGTCCGTCATCAACTTCTCGGCGAGCGGCGCTCCGGCCTTGCGCCGCACGAAATCGGTGAAGGGCCGGATGATGAACTCCTGCTGGAATTGCAGCGCGAGGTCGCCGAGCAGGTTGCGCACGATGTCGAGCGGATTCTTGAGCTCGAGCGCAGACTGCGCCGCGCGCCCGAACGCGCCGGCGAAATCGTCGGCGAAGCGCTGGGTGCGGCGGTCGAGATCGTCGAGTTGGTCGGCGAGTAGCTGCAGCTGGCGGTCCGAGATTTCGGGGAGCGTGAGCGTGCGCCGCGCGATCGCCGCCTCGAGCGGATTTTGGTTCGCCTCGCGGGCGAGCTTGAGCGCGATAGCCTTGCGGCTTTCGAGCGTGGCGAGGCGGATGCGTGCCTCCTCCTTGTCGACCTTACTCGCGGACTCTGACGCGATCAGCTGCTCGGCGGTGATCCGCTCGATCCGGAACTCGTCCTCGACCAGGCGCAGCGCGATCGCCTGCCGCTCGATCGAAGATTTCGATATCTGCTCGACCCCGCGCAGCAGATCCATCTCGCCACGGATCTGCGCGACCTGGACGCCCGCCAGCTCTTCGCTCTGCTGTGAGGCCAGCTCGACGTTGATCGTGCGCAACTTCTCGGCGCGGACCTGCTCATTGGCCTCGAGCAGCTGCTGCCCCATCGCGACGGTGTATTTCTTCGCCGCCACATCGGCGTTGATCGAGACGGCGAACTTGTCCGCCTCGATGTTCACCTGCTGCCGGTCGATCTCGGCGATCTGGTTGAGGTCGGTGATGTTGACCCGCTTCGCCTGCAGCAGCTCGTCGTTGAGCCGCGCGAGATCCGACTGGAACGCCTCGTTGTTGCGGATGGAGGGATCGGTCTTGGGCTTCTTCGATCCACCGCCGCCGCCCGACAGGAAATCGGGGAGGTCGAGCCCCCCCAGCGCTGGCGGGTTGTTCCCCGGCTTGGGTGGGGCGAGGATCATGCCCTTATATTCGGCGGTGAGCTTGCGGAGGTTCGCGAGCGCCAGGCTCTTTTCGCGCGGGTTCGCCTCGATCCGGATGCCGCCGCCGCCACGGCCATAGCCGCGCGGGCTTGAGCTGTTGAGGCGGACGACCTTGTCGCGCGCGGACTGCAGTTCGGAGCGAACGATATCGGGCGTGCGCTGCGGGTCTGGCGCCATCGCATAGCCACCGACGGCTCCGGCTACGAGCCCGATGCCGGCGCCGTAAGGGCCGAGTGCACGGCCGATGCTGAGACCGGCGAGCCCGCCGAGGAGTGCGAACGCTTCCTTGGGGTTGGTCGCCATGAACTTCGCGACGCCCGCCGCAGCCTGCCCCATGGCATTGGCGAGCTGGAGGATAGCGCCGGCGTTGTCCGCGACAATGCCGGCAAGGTTGACCTCCAGCACCTTGTTCATTGCCGCGAGCTTGTCGCTAAGCTCGTCGGCGCGGTTTAGCTGGCTGTTTGACAGCACCAGCCCCAGCCGTTCGGCCGCCGCCGCATATTCGAGCACCGCCTTGCGCCCGCCGGAAAGCAGCGTATCGAGTTGCTGCCCGGCCTTGCCGAACAGCGCGACTTCGACCGCTGCGCGCTGCGCCGGATCCTGCACCTTGGCGAGCTTGTCGGCGAGCTCGGGGATCACCTCACCGGCCGTCTTCACATGCCCCGACGAATCGCGCACCGAGATGCCGAGCGCATCGAACGCCTTGCTTGGCTTCGCCGCGCCAACCGAGGCTTGGCCGAGCGACAAGGTGAGCTTCGCCAGCCCCTTGTCCATCGTCTCCTGCTCGATGCCGACCTGCGACGCAGCATAGCGATAGACCTGCAGGTCGCGCGTGGTGACGCCGAGCTGCTGCGCGGTTTCGCCGAGCGACGAAGCATAGTCGAGCGCGCGCTTACCGGCTGCGGCTAACGCGGTGACGGCAGCGGCGCCCGCGAGCGTGCGCAGGCCGTTGCCGACCGTGGCGGCTTGGCGCTCGATGCCGGCGAGCGAGCGTTGCATCTTCAGCGCCTGGGAATTGAGGGTTTGTGCGGCCCTCTGCATGTTCGATTCGAACGTCGCGACCTGCGCCTGCAGATCGATGACAAGGCTGCCCACCTGGGCCATCTATCGCCTCCTCGCGCCGCCACGGAAACTCGTCTTGCCTGAGGCAAGCTTGCGAGCCTCGCGCTCCACGCCTTTGCCCATGCTCTCGCCGATCGCCCTGATCGCAGCCGCGCCATCCTCGTCGAGCGCCGGGCGCATGAACGGTTCGGCCGCCGAATGCTCAGTGCCGAACTCGACCAGATGCGCCCGGCGTGAAGTGGGAGTCCGGAAGCCAACCACCACGTTCGATTTGCCGCGCGTCGCCTTCGCCGCGCTCGACACAATAATCGAATCGCGCAGATCGCCGGTGCGCACCGGCACGCGCTGCTTCATGCCATTCGCGATCACCCGGCCGCCGGCGCGCAGGCCATTGACGGTGACGCGCTTGGCGACGCGCTGCGGCAGTGCCTTGAGAAGCTTCTGGAGCTCCTTCGCGCCGCGGATTCCGGTCGTCACCGCCATACAGGATCTCCCGCCGGGTGTGTGGGCGACGCCCCGCTGATGGAAAGGCGCAGCGGAGCGTCGCCCGAGATGGTGGGCGCCCGTGCACTCGCCCGCCACACCGCCGCTCGAGGGTTGCCAGCCCGCCGAGCGAACTTGTTCGTTGAAGGCCCCATCACCTATCCTCGAGAATCAAGCTCGAGGCCGTACCGCGCGGCGACGAGTTCGCCGCGTAAATCCTTGAGCTTGCGTTCAAGATCCGCATTGAACTTAGGCACAATATTAGTGGCGAGTTCTGCATTGATACCTTCCCGGCTCAGGCCCGCCGCTGCAAGTCGGCGGCATTCGTCGAGAAGAATGGGGCCGATCGCTTCAAGATATTGTTCATGCGCAAGCCGAACAAACGCATCGATATCTTCGGGCTTCACTTCACCACTCCACTATCCCGGCCGTCGCGACCACGCTTTACTGCAAGCGTCCAGGCTTTCGAGCCTTCGCCGGGGCGTTCGCGGGTTACCTCATTCACGTGCCAGGTCGAGCCTGCGAAAGTGACCATCGAACCAGGCTGATACTCGTCACCGTCACGGTACACGCCACGATAGGTAACAGCGGGGAGCGCCTTTACCGCCGACAACTCGTTCTCCAGCTCGACGACGCGATCGAAGACATCTCGAAGCAGGGTCGTCAAAATATCCGATTTGGTAAGCAACGTCGTGAACAACGACATTAATGCCCGATGATCGCGCTGCCTGTAGCTGATGATCTGATCGGAATCTCCTGCTCCTGCACCTGAAATGTCTTTAAACTCTTTGAACCAGGAATAAGTTGTTTTGCTGTTATCGATGTACTTTTGCGTTCCATCCACCAATGCCCTGTCGATCATCTTCGCCCAGCCATCCTCACTGGCTGAGCGCGTCGCCGAGCGGCGGCTCGTCTTGCGGGCCTTGCTGAGCATCAGAGCCGCACAACCCGGCTGCGCCGCGCACTAGCGGACGGAGCTGGCGCCAGCTGGTCATTCAGTCGCAATACACGCGTCGGTTTCGACGGAAGACCGAGCTTGACGCGGCGAATCTCCTCCTCGGCTCGGTCGATTTCAAAGCGGAGATGTTCACGGCGCAAAGCGCGAACGATGGCCTTCTCCCGCTGGGTTATGGGGAGATCACAAACCAGCTTGTCGCCGATCGCCATGTCGTAGAGAGATAGTCGCTTCGACGGCAACCGCACCACACCGCCGGCCTGAGACGCCGAGCCTTTCAAGCTCTCGATGCGCGCATCCGGCTGGGCCGGAACGGCAACGGCCGAAATTTCCAGGAGCTCCCAGACCCTGAAACGCACGCCGCCGGCGGGTAATACCACCCAGTCGATGGGCCTAAAGCCGATGCTAACATATCGTCGCAAGCCGTTCCGGATCAGGGACCAGGCGCGATCGCAAATTTCCTTCGCAGCCCCGTCCGCCGGTTTGAAGATTCGCGCGCGAAACCGGATGCCAGCATCCGTTGCATCGGCGGACTCGACCTCGCCAGCCGCCTGCTTGTGATCGTGATCAAGCAAGAAAGGGATGGGCATCTGCCACTCGGCACCAAGCGGCTCGACGATGTCGCCGACCCGATCCATGCGAGGCGTCGAGGCCACCCCCTCAATTACCCGGGCGTCTTCGCTAACCGTGCGAACGGTCAGACTAGAAAATGCGCGATCCATAACACCCCCTTGGATTCAAGCGAATGTCGCCGACAGAGGTGCCCAGGGAAAGGCGGTCTGGGGCACTCACGGGCAGTTCCGGGAACTTTGATCGCCTTTTTTTTTGATCCGAGCTGCTCGGAAGCGGGCGAGATCTTCGATGTGATATTGGACCTTCTTCCCGAACTTCCGGTACGGAATCGGCTCGTCAGTGCCGCGGCGATTGCACAATGTTTTCGCCTCCAGAGCGACCAACCGGCCAGCATCCTTCTCAGCGACATATCCATCGAAGCTAATTTCGATCTCGCGAACCGAAATCTCGAGCCTGATCACCGCCAGCTCAGCAGCAACCGGATCGTCCATTGCGCCCTTCGTCAAACCAGCAGACAGCGTGCCACCGCAATGCGGGCAGGTGGTCATTTCAAGACCCTCCGCAGGGCATGATCGGACCATCCGCGGCCTTGGAAAAATAACCTTTGCGGATCGGGCAGACTGAGGCCCCAATGACGATTGCCGCCCCCCTGCCGCTTAGGCCACGCGAGAGCGCCATCAGAGGGCAGTTGGGTCTTTGAAACCTCCGGTCGCGCAGAGGTCCTGTGCGCCCTCTTGGCTGCGAATTGCGCGGCCCTTGAACGGTGGCGCGGCGCGGAATTCCGCCTACCAAGAAAAAAATCTCCAAATGAGATGGACGGCGGTCCGGATGGGCACCCGCCTCTGCGGTTCGGGCGCCCCCCCCCCCCCGGCACCAGTCCCACAAAAAAGTTTCAGCCATTTCTGCGCCCAGGCGCAGCTGCTTTGCCGGCGTGCGGACGCTCTGCGGCCGATTGGCGGACGATCGATTTTCAGGCTTAAGGCTCTGATCTGTCGTGCATTTGCCGATTGCGGACGCTGCGGACGATCTTTTGCGCTCATGTCCTATTCTCAGCCTAATCTGCGGCCGACATCCGCTAAGCCTCTCTTTTATATAATAAAAAGGGCATCTTATAAGACAGGCGATCGGTCTAGATCGTACAAGGACATTAAAAGGGAACATCGTCCGCATCGTCCGTGTCCTCCCAAACGTTTGTGATTGCTGGAGATTTGAAGCCTGCTGTGCGGACGATCGTGATCAGGCGCCGCCGATCATGGCCGGCACGTCCGGTCGAGACATCCACACCTCGCCTGCGAAGCGCCGGCGCAACCCGCCGAACGCGCTGCGACAGGGCATTCCCGGCCTGGGGAAAGTACTTGCTGCCGGTCACCTTGCCGCCGGCATCGGCCTGCCTCAGCTCCTCGAGCAGCTCCGAGGCGGTGCCTTCCCAGCTCGAGCTCCTGGTCGCCGCCAGCTGATAGATCGCGGTTGCCACGGCGTCGCTGTCCACTGTCGCCTGCACCAGGCCGTCGCTATTGTCCTGGTAGATCCGCAGAAACTCGCCATTGGCGAGGCCGAGCGCCGGCTCGGCCGCGGTAGCCCAATGCGCAAAATCCGCCATGCGCGGCGACTGGGCTAGCTTCACGTCAGGCAGACGGGCCAGCGCCGTCGCAACCGCGTCGAGCAGCCAGCCGAGGAGGGCCGCATGCTCAGCCTCGAAAGTCGTCCAGAAGTCGCGCTCGAGGCGGCGATCGGTCGGTCTGATTGTCGGAAGGCTGATGGCGATCGACCTATCGGCCAGGTCGGCGCGCTCGCTCAAATCGCCGATCCCATTCAGCAAGATCGGCCTGCAGGCGGAGACGATCACCTCGTCGAGATCCGTATGGAGCTGGCGCGTCGCAAAGCCGGCGCCGGTCGCGACCCGGCACAGGGAATCACTGGTCCACAAGGGGATCGAGCTGACGTTGTCGAAAGCGAGGATCCAGGAATTTCGGGCGGCGATGATCAGATCGCGCTCCTCACGCGGCAAAGTCCTGATGTCGGCCGAATTCGGATCAATGAGCCGGCGGAGGAACCGCGCTCCCGTCGACTTGCCCGAGCCCTGCTCGCCGCCAAGACAAAGCACTGGATAGGGACCGGTCGGCCGCAATGCGGCAATCAGCCAGGCCGCGAGCAATGCGAGGTCGCTGGCTTCGATGTTCATGAACGGGCGCAGCCGGTCGAGGCCACCCGACTTGTGGGGCACCGGAAGCGGCTGCATCCCGCGCGATCGGATGAACCGCGCCGGCGAATCCACTGCTTCGATAATGTCCCAGCCGTCGCGGCTTATGCGCACCTGGCGCCAAGTGGCGTCGGCAAGATCGAGGTAGATGATCTCGTCATCACCCGCGACGCGGAGGTTCACCTTCTGCTCGCGCCCGTCAGAGAAGGCCGTCGCACAGACGACCCGCAGCGTATCTTCGACAGCCTGCCCGCCGGGCGGCGAACTCACTGATCGAAAGAAGCGCGCGGCCAACGAGTTGCGATAGGAGCGACTCATGACCGGGTATGTTGCGACGTGATCGCCCTCCGGGCAGCTCGCGAACACCTCGCCGTCGCTGAGGAAGAGCTCGTCACCCAGCGCGATCTCGGTGAGCAGATCCTTTGCCGGCCGACGTTTCTTGCCGCCGCGCGGGCCTGGTCCGATGTCGAAGGCCTCCGGGATGCCAAAGCCGCCCCCGCTCATGATGTCGGCCTCGCGCAGCTGCAGCGCGCGGTTGATGAGCCGGGCGAACGTCTATAGGAACTCCCTGCCCGATCGCCGCGCAGCGTCAGGTTCGCGCCGCCCCCGCCAGGGCGGCGCATCTGTTTTCCGGACATCTCTCAGGCAGCGTTTTCGCGCTGCTTCATCCATTCGATCACCGCGGATTCGCGATATGCTTTCCGCCTGGACGAGATTTTGATCGGAGCTGGAAATTCACCGGCAGCAACTTTGCGGTCGAGCGTCGATCTTGAGAAGCTTGTGAGCGCGCTTACCGCATCTGAAGTAAGGAAACGGTCCTGCATCTTGACGCCTCATGACTATTAGGGCGTCTCGAATAATATGCAGAATTCAACCGCTGACCACAAGATTGCGCGCGCCAAATCATTTTCTTGGAAAATTGCCCACCTTGACACCTCGCCCAGGCGGATTTCCGCGGCTTTTGCTGTTTAACCTTTTCGCCTCAGCTTCCAACCGGCGCATTCGTTGCACGGCTTATCTCAGTCGCCCAAAGCCCGAGAGCGGAGCGCTTCTCGGCTTCGAAGGCATACAAGGCATATACGCGCTGCGTGACGCCCTGCGGAGCATGATTGAGCACGCGGCCGATAATCGATTCGCCGATGCCGAGACGCTGCATATTCGTCGAAACGGTGCGCCTCAGATCATGGAACGTCCACCGATCGAGCGCCGGCCCTTTCGCGCCGAGGAATGTGTCGAGGCGCTGCTTCGCCTTTGCGAAGCCGCTGATTGGCGTCTCGCCGTCGGTGGTGAACACGAAGTCGCCCAGCGCCGGCAGCGTCTTGAGGAGCTCGGCGGCCGCTGGGGAAAGCGGAACGAGGTGGGCGCGCCTCGATTTGTTATCCTCCGACGCGATTGTCCACGTCCGGTCCTGCAGGTTGAGGTCGCCCCAGCGCAGCTGAGCCACTTCACTCCTGCGCTGACCAGTAAGGAGCAGGAGCCGCACGAAGCCCCCGAACGGATAGCCCAGCAGATCGGCCGAGTGCCAGACGCGCGCCACCTCGTCCATTGTCAGGAACCGATCGCGCGGACGCTCCTCGTGGGGCTTGCGAAGCGCCTCGGCGGGCGAGGCCTCGAGCCAGTCGCGCGCCACTCCGAACCGCAGCACGGTCCGAAGAATCGCGAGCGCCTGGTTCGGCGCGACCTTGCCCTCGATACCGTCGATCAGGTCGCGAATATCGGCCCGCGTGATGCTCTCTAGGGCGCGATCGCCAAGTGTCGGCAGCACATGTATCTCGAGCCGGCGCTGCTGGTTCTTCCAGGAGCTGTTGCCCGGCTGCGCGACGCGCTTGATCCAGAGGTCTACAAGGTCCTGCAGCGTGCGCCGTGGAGCCTCCTTACCCCCGGTCTTGTCAAGTTTCTCCAGAAACGCGCGCGCCTGTTCGCGCGCCGCCGTAACGCGCAGCACCGGATAGACGCCGATCGTGCGGTTGAGCACCTTACTCCCGGCGCGGACACGAACGATCCACGATTTACGGCCGCCGGCGCCGACGCGGAGGCGCAGACCGGTGACGATCTCGTCGGGATGCTCCTCTTGCCCCTGCGCCGGCGGCCTGATTGCCTCGACGCGCGCGTCGGTGAGCCGCATGCCTGTTACCTTTTACGCCAAAAAGTAACGGATCAGGTAACGTGATGCGACGTTTCGTGCAATATCATGGGAGTTGTGGAAATAAGAAACGGCGGAAAACGGGCATAGTGGGCATCATGAGGAACCCCCCGTTAATCTTGCCAAGGTTGGGGTCGAGGGTTCGAATCCCTTCGCCCGCTCCATAAATCACCAGCGAAAACAGCATCTTACATCCAGGCAGGGGTCTCGTCATAAGGCGCCAAACCTCATCGGGGTAACAAATGGGGTAACAGGCGCGAGATGGGGCATGCCGTTCATTACCCTTAAGGATGAGAGCGGGGGCGCCCAGGACATCATCTGGCCCGGCCGGTTCGTCGAGGGGAAGCGCCGCACCTTCATCTCGGTGAGCGTCGCCTGCGTGGTTGACGTGACCATGTCGCCCTGCCCCAGATGGCGACGGGTGGCCTGACCCCGGCGAGGCGCGCATTGCGCCGGATCCAGTCGCCATTCGTCTGTCGTGAACAGGACCGGCAGCCAAGCGGCCGTGGTGCCTGCGCGCCTCTCATAGGCGCATGCAACGTCGGCAAGCGGGTCTCGGCCTTGTTTTCGTGCTTCGCAGCGGAGGGGCGATCGCGCAGGCTGCTGATCGTTGTCTGTGACAGGCTCGCGGTTGTTCTTGAGCCGAGTAAACTGCGATCGGCTGCCCGATCGGCGATCGGGACCGCCAAATACCCACGCGCCCCCGGCCGCGGAGCACAGCTTCGGAGCGTGCCGGCCAAGCCTAGCAAATGCGCGCCTGTTACCCCATTTGTTACCCCGATGAGGTTTGGCGCCTTATGACGAGACCCCTGCCTGGATGTAAGATGCTGTTTTCGCTGGTGATTTATGGAGCGGGCGAAGGGATTCGAACCCTCGACCCCAACCTTGGCAAGTAACAATTTGGACGCTCCATGAAATACCATGGCTTTCGTTTTGTCGTTCTCGCAATAGCTTAGAATGAACATGCGTATGTCAGCTGCATCATCTCCCGGTTACCCAAGATGTTTCTCCGTTATTCTGGAGCAGAGTAGCCGGAAAAAATCGTCGTGGGATGAATAGCTATAGTGTCGCGTGATACACAATGGCGTCGCTTGAAACGTCTTGCCATGTTGTACCACATACTTGCCGGCTTCAGTGAAGTGACTTTATCACCGAGGCATGGCCCTGCACCGCTTCACCGACCCCTGGATTAGGTCCTGTCCGCAGCCGCCCGGTGGTCGACTTGAATTCGCCGACGAGTTCTGCCCCGGCCTCCACCTCCGGATTACCAGCCGAGGGAAGAAGACCTTTTCGGCGATGGTTCGCGTCAACGGCAGGCTTCAACGGCGGACGATCGGCCGATACCCTCTTGTTTCGCTAGGCGAAGCCCGAGAGCGAACGCGCGAGATGCTGCGGCTTGCCTCGGAAGGCGTCGACTCGCGTCAACCGGCCGTCAGCCCCGAGGCGAAGCTTACCTATGCCGAGCTTGTCGACCTCTATCATGAGCGGCATCTCCAGCCGAACGCCCGGTCCGCGAACTGGATTCGCGGCAATCTTCGGCACCCCAGGCTGAGGCACCTCAACACGCGGCCTATCGCTGGGATCACGCGAGCGGAGCTTATCGACGTCCTCGACAGCTTCGTTGCTGCCGGCACACCCCAGGCTGCGCTCAACATCCATCGCAACCTCAAGATGCTCTTCACCTGGGCATGGAAGCGAGACATGATCGCCGACAACCCCTGCGACCGAATTCCGCCACCCGCCAAGGCGGTCGAGCGTGATCGGGTGCTGCGCGACTCGGAGATCGTGGCAATCTGGAACGCGGCTGACCAGCTCCCCCCACCATTCAGGCAGTTTGTCCGGCTGCTCATGCTGACCGGTCAACGGCGCACCGAAGTGGCGACCATGCGGTGGGATGACATAACAGGCGACACGTGGGTGATCCCTCGCGAGAGGGTGAAGAAGGACCGACCTCACGCGGTGCCCTTGACGGCGACGGCGCGCAGCGTGCTGGCCAGCCTACGGCGCTTCGTCAACGGTGAGTTCGCGATCTCCACCACCGGGGGGCTTAAGGCGAGCAGCGGATTCTCGAAGTGGAAAAAGCAGCTCGACGAGCTGGCTGGCATAGAGCCGTTCACCCTCCACGATTTTCGCCGGACTGTGCGCAGCAAGCTCGCGGAACTCGGCGTGCCGCGCGAAATTGCCCGGAAGGTGGTGAACCACGAGGACGGGAAGGTCGACCGCATATATAATCGGCACGAGTATATGGCCGAGAAGCGGGAGGCGCTGGAGAAATGGGAAAGGCACCTGATGGAGCTGGTAGAGGAGCACAGCGATCCAAGCCCCCGACGAAAAGTGCACCATCCAATTGGCAGAAGCTGATCGCCGACTCGCGAGCTTCAGGAGCATGGCCTGAGCCGTGGGCTCGGCTTCGGGCGATGATCGACACGGCTATTCGGTATTTTGAGCCGCCGGGAGCGGAACCGGAATTTCCATCACTCCCGCCCGCCTTCGAAAATCGCCGGCATTTTCGTGATGCCCTCAAAGCCCACGCAGAAAACGCCAGATCGCTGATCGAGATTGCCGAAGCTCGCTGTGGGCGCACGTTCAGCAGTAGCGTCGACCCTCTTCGCACCATCCTTCACGAGGTTCTGCCCTCGCCGCCAGCGCCTTCCGACGAGCAGCATATTGCCAGGGTGCGGCGCATCGCCGAGCTGATAGAGAATGCGGCGAAGCTGACGTTTCCTGCCGGAATAGATGGCGCCCCAGAAACGATGGTGGATATCGGCACCGAACTGTTCGTGAAGGCAATTTGCTGCTTTCGCGCCAATCAGGGATGGAAGGTGCACTATAGCTGCGATGGCTGGCGAAAGGCGGTCGAGGCGGCGCAGCGGGAACGTGGAACAGACGAGATCCCGAATGATCGGATGCATGCCTCTATGCCGAACGAGACTTCCGGCATGATCGCGTTCTGCTTGTCCACGTGGGGCTTTCGGGCAGATCCTGCGGTGATCGCGAAGGCGCTCAAGCAGTACGAGGCGGAGATAAAGGGGCGAGGGTACGGGCCGCGAATCGATGACTTCGACACTCCCGCGCCGGTTTTTCGAACGCCGGAAATCAAGGAAAATTCGGCGAGCTAACCTACGGCAATTCGTAGGTTAGCTCGAAGCTCTTCGAGTGCATAAGCAACGATGAAGCGCCATAGTGCCCCCATGGCCGACAAGACGGCCGGGAGCACCGAATGAAGAATACCGAACTAAACGCCCCTGATCCACTGCTACAGATGAAGGAAGTTCTGAAGATCGTGCCGTGCTCGGTCTCAACGCTATACCGCGCATTAAAGGCAGAGACCTTTCCGCAACCGCTGCGCTTCGGCAGTCGCCGGTATTGGCGACGCAGTGATATCGAATTGTGGATTGCTGCCGCGGCATCTAGGGACCAAAATCTCAGTTGACCGTGCCGCGGCCAATCCTCCCCTGACAGCAGCGAACAGAACTAGCCGGGCTTATTCCGCCCGGAGAGGACGGACATTGCCCATGATGAGCCCGCGCCCGCCACCCCACTTGATCCATGCCCCCGAGGCGGGCGCGTCCACCGCCAGATCAAACACCTCCCTCGCCCACGCGGCAGCGACGCCGCGGATAGGCCATGCGTGAAGACGGCCGGCTCACCGCAGGCCATCCCCTCCTCTTATCCCTGTGTCTGACAACCACGCGCCGGCCCGTGTCGGCGGGCCTGGAGAAGTACGTCCAATGCAAGACGATAATGATGAAACACGCCGCGCGAACCTACGCGCAACACTACGCCATCTCGCCATTTTCGACCGCGACACATTTCTGTTCCGAATGCTCGCCGACGGGGCGAACAACGTGAAAAGGCCGCCTCGCTACCTGACCGGTACGATCAAGCAGCATTATAAGGAGCTGTGGTACGCCAATCGTCGAGGTTACGGGATATTCGTCCAGCCCAATGCGTCGGACGGCAAGGACCACAAACACGCCAACATCGTCTCGGCACCTTGCTTCTACGTCGATCTCGACGAGGTGCCGATCGAAAATCTCGACCGGTTCCCGGTGCCGCCACACCTCATCCTCGAGACCTCGCCCGGTAAGTATCACGCCTATTGGCGCGTAGCGGATATCCCGCTCGATTGCTTCTCCGACGTCCAGGCGCGGCTTGCCGCCCTGATCGGGTCGGACCATCGAATCACGGACCTGCCGCGCATCATGCGGCTCGCCGGCTTCTACCACCTGAAGAACCCCGAAAACCCCTATCCCGTGAGGATCATAGAAAGACCATGAACCAGCCCCTCGTCTACCTCGACTTCCTCGCCACGCTCGACGAAGTCGCGCCGTCTCCACCGTCTCCACCTACGCCGGCCAATGACAATCCCGTCGCACCAAGCGCCAAAGTCGATCTTGCCGGCGACGAAGAGATGTATCGGTACCTGATCGAAAAGGGCGTCTTGGACCCCGGAAGCTATGATGATTGGATCGAGATCGGCATGGCCTTGAAATCTACACATGGCGAAGCAGGCTTTTCCCTATGGCACGCGATCTCCGCCGAGGCAGCCGGCTATGACGGGGAGGCCGATTGCCGCGCTAAATGGGAGAGCTTCAGGCCTCCCGCCGACCGCAAGCCGATTACCACCGCCTCCCATCACGCCAAGGCTAAGGAACTGGGCTGGAAGCCCCCACGAGCACCGGATAGTCGAGGAAGGGGTAGCCGAAAAAGCGGCAGGCCCGATCCTGCGAGGGTCGCCGAGGAGCTGGCGCTCGAATTGGGACACCGGCCCTTCTTGAACCCAGAGGGCGTGGCGCACGTTACCTTGGTGCCTGCCGACACGGGCGAAGATCACCGCGAAATTCACGTGGTGCTCGACAGCGCCATATACCGGAGCGAACTCAGCGCCCTTTATGCCGACGCGCAGCCGGGTAAGGTACTCTCCAAGGAGCAGTGTACTTTGGCGATGGGCCTGCTCGCGCACAGGGCGCGAAAGGTCGACAAACAGAAACTCTATTGCAGGTCGGCCCTGCGCGATGGCGCGCTCTATATCGACCGCGGAACGCCAGACGGGCAGTGCATCAAAGTGAGCGCCGCCGAAATAAGCACGATCACCAATCCGCCGATTCCATTCCTGTACCGCGGGGAAAAATATGCTGCATTGCCTCTCCCCGAGTTCGGCGGAAGCGTTCAGGACTTCGCGCGCCACTTCAATGTCAACAAGGAAGATCTGATCACTCTGATCGCCTTTATTTTGGTGGCCTTGTTCGGCGCCGAGGCCTATCCGATCCTGCTCATCCAGGGTCTGCAGGGATCAGGCAAGAGCACGCTGATGGACATGGTCAGGGCGCTGATCGATCCAACGGTAAACCGCAAGGATGGTCGGGCCACCTTCTGCAACAAGGAACATGATCTGTTCATCGCCGCGTCCAGCAGGCAAGTTTTGTGTTTCGATAACATCTCAATCGTCGATCAGGCCGCCTCCGACGCGCTCTGCCGCATGTCCACAGGCGGTTCGCTGTCGACGCGGAAATATTACTCCGATAGCGACGAGAAGGCCTTCACGGCCTGCAGGCCGGTAATGGCGACAGCCATTGGTTCGCCTACCAAGCGCGGCGACTTCCTCGACCGGTGCGTGATGGTCACGGCCCAGCATCTCGACAAACGTCGCACTGAGCGGCGGATCTGGGACGATTTCGAGCGAGACCGGCCCAAGTTGTTCGGATTCCTGCTGACCGCCCTTCAGATGGCCATGCAGAACCTCGATCGGATCGAGGCCGAAATGGACGAGGGCAAATATTCCAAGCATCGTATGGCCGAGCTAACGGCCCTTGTGGAGGCAGCGGCATCCATGCTGGGGCTCGAACGCGGGGAGTTTTCCGCTCGCCAGGACAAAGCGCAACAACTGATGCAGGCGGAGTCGGCGATGGGCGATTCCTTTATTCTGGCGATCCACGATCACCTTTCTCGCCATCCGGCCATCGACGTCCTCGAGCTCACCGCCCGCGAACTTCTAAACAAGATCCAGCCCGATTATCCGCCGAAGGGTTGGCCTCACACCAACCAGGTCAAGCGGATATTTCAGCGCAATGGGGCAGGCCTCGCCGCAATTGGACTTCAGGTCGACTTCGTCAATCCGGAAGGCCACGCGAACATTTTCCGCTATCGCATCACGCGCACCGAGCTGTTCCAGGCTTCAGACGTGAATACGATCCCGATAAAGTTGCCATTCTGATCGTGACATCCCGAGCGATCATGGGCCGGTCGCTTCGCAGCGGCCGGCCTTTTCCTGCACCCTGTTGCGGGAATGTGCGGGACTTACCAATTGTGCCCGGCCGACACGAGCCCAGTATTTCCGCTGCTTGCGGGGCATGCGGTGCTGCGGGGCTCTTCAACCTTTTTCACTGGAGAATATATATATAGCATATGCACGTGTAGTCGCGCGACACGTGTATTATGCGTAAAATCTCTTGGAAGATGCCCCGCGCCCCGCAGCCCCGCCTGAGAGCTTGGTTAGACTAGCTCGGTCACTGGTCACCGATTCTGAAAAATCTAAAAAATCAATTTACTGGATGACCTCAACCAGTAGTAGTCCTCCCCCCATATACCTCGTCATGGATCCCCCGACGCGTCCGCCGCCCTACTCCGCCGAGGTTCCCTCCGCCGACCATCTGCCGGCAAAAAATTCTGCCGCAAACGTCACCTTCGGCCGGTAAATCGCTTCCGTCTCGGAACAGGCACAATCTGCGCGCTGGGGGGGGGGGCCTGGCCTAATCACCCCCCCATTCTTCATGGCGCGCTCATAATCCGTCTTCGCGCCATCCCTTTCCCGCTCAAGTTTCGCCATCTCGACCGCGTGCTCCTTCTCCAT